TAATATGACTGTACCATGACTAGACACAGTAAACCATTCTTGTTCAGATATATTAGCTTTAATTTTCTTTGTGTCTTCATCTAACTCCATAAGTTTAATCTTATATTCATATTTTTCGACCTTATTTTTAAGCATGTTATAATAAGCTAATTCCTTAGTCGACCATTTAGGAATGTCTAAAAGATTATCTAATAAAGATGAGATACTATCAAGTTTAGATTTTTGTATTTCACTACTACTATTTGTTTTAATTAATTTATTTGTTTTATTTTTCGTATTATTTGTATTATTATTATTATTGTTAGTTGCCATATATTTCTTCTTTATTAGTAATAAACAATTATATCGTTATCTTTAAACTCACATATTTTTTAAATGATATAAAAAGTGATCTTTTAATTAAAATTCTTTTCTTCCTTTAAAAAGGAAAGAAAATAATGAAAATATCTATAGAAGGTATTCCAGGGTCTGGAAAGACCACTATATTAAAGATACTCTTACAAATGGGATATAATTGTGTTTTCAGTTCGGAAGATTCGAATGATTTAAATAATAATATCACAAGGGCAAATGAAAGCGAAAATGAAGTAAGAATAGTAGAAGGCTCTTTCTTAAGTGATAAAATAGTCTCTGGTGTTGAACCACCAGATTATATTATTCTTTTAGATTGTCAACCAGATTGTGCAATCAAAAGATTTAGCCCTGATAAAGGTATATCTGCATTACATATTACACAAATTTATATGAAATTAGAATGGATCTTACATCCTGTAAATTGTAACATACCTGTCTATCGTATAAATGCATCGAATACTATTTTCCACACATTGCATCTAATATTAGAGGTATTGAAAAAATTGATTTAGTAAAAAGTCTCTTTAGTTTAATGGTTCAAATCATAATGGAATCTGAAGGAGTAGTATTCTATGATCGTTTCAGTCCTATTTTAATTCAATTAAATAAAAGAGAGAAAGACTTACAGAATAGTTTGACATTGTGTAGTTATATTGAGGAAACTGAAAATGATGGAGAATTTCGAGAAATTAAAAATCCAGATGAGACAAGAGAAGAGTATGAAGAAAAAGCTAGTATACTAAAACAAAAATATCCAAGATTGGTGTTTGCAGATAAAGGTTCATTTCAAATTAAACATGATACATATAATTATATCATGGATGTGCTTGAAATTGATGATGTATTTATGATTCAGGGTTATGGTTTTAAAGATTTGACAAATTATGATATTTTATGTTCTGTTCTATGCGACAGTAAAGATGAATATCTTGGTCATGTTTGGATATACACATCAAAACTATTTCCACAATTTTGCGGTATTTATGGAATGAAATCTTCAATAATAAATATCATAAATCGTGAAAATAAAGATGTTGCTACTAAATTGCTACTTAATGGAGTTATTCCTTATGCTAAAACCAAAGGATGTAATGAAATTGTAGTTCCATGGCCACTTCCCCCAATGGTTAAACTCTTAGAAAGATTAGGTTTCAAGGAATTTAATACACAACATTTAACTGATGAAAGACGATTTTTAGAGGATGTATCATCTACTAGCAACTATTTCGTCTTAAATATTTAACTTTTTATAAAGATATTTCATTCCTTTGCGAATAAGATTTTCCAAAGGCTATTTATCAAATGATTAATTTTATCCGCAAAGCAATAAAAATTTGATGATATGAATATAAGCTTAACTTATTTAATAAATATTCAATATGTCAGTAGCTAACAAAATAAAGTGCATGTGGTGTCAAAGCATTGTAGAGGATGAGGATTTACACAAAGATATGGTTGGTGTATATAGTTGTTTTAAAAAAGATATTGATAAAAGCATTAATAAACCTGTTGTTAGTCAGGACAAACCTGTTATACCTGATAAAAACCAGAGCAACAATGCATTATTAATTATTACACATATATTTGATAGTTTATTATAACAATCAACCAACCATAATACATTAATTAATATTTATATATCAATAATATATAAATATATTATTGATATATCGTAGATTATAGTTATTTTCTAGCATAATAATAAATATATGATATCATCTGAATATAAAAATTGCTTTTGGAATGCATCAGGTGACCTATCTTGTCCAAATTCAAATGTAGTAATCAGAGAAAATGAATACCCAAATTGGAAACTATATAATAATGTAAATATTTCAGGAACTGAGGCATATTCTAATAAAGGATATCAAACAGCTTATAACCATGATAACTATTATACTAGACAGAGTGGTGGAAAGATACATAGTAATAATATAAGTATGAATAAGAATAATAATATGAATAGAAATAGGAATAGGAATAGGAACATGAATAGAGTAAATAATAATCAAAGGAAGAAACAAAGATTTGGCCAAAGCGGAGGCTATAATAATAATAATAATAATCATGTACCTATTCCAGTTATAAATAAATATACTGCATATAAGTATGTTGATAATAGAGAATGTACACCAAATCCAGGAATTAATTATTATAATCATCAAATGAGAGTGGAACAGCAGTTTGGAGGAAATCAGAATAATAATTATTCTAATGATTATGATAGTAGTATCTTTAAAAGACCTAACACACATGCATTTGGAGGATCAGGTTGGGGTGATGCACAAATAGTAAATGATTATAATGAACATCAAGTTGGTGGAAGTGATACGCTTCAGAATATGTATAATGATGAATATCAATTCGATGAATCTAATAATTATAATCAATCTGTAATTCATGAAATACAGGATCCACACCTTCAGAATGAATCGTTTTATGCAGGATCATCTAATGTTCCATATATACCAAATACTAACTTTAGTAATAAAAAATTAAAACAAGGCAAATTAACATCTTATTCTTATAGTATTTCAAACCCAGAAATAGAGGATCAGGACCAGGACCGGGATCAGGACCAATCCTATATCTCAAATTATTATAAAGAATGTGATGAACCTAATCCAGCAGAGATGACTGCCAGACAACAATATGATTATATGTTAGAGAGATACAATGATCCTGGCAATATATCAGCATATGATACTAATTCGAAGGCTTTCTCATCTTATAATGGTATTAACAGTGTAAATAATGATAATACTGATAGCTATGCAAATCAGTTTTTAATAACTAATAATGCAGCTACATGTTATGATGTGTATAATAAAAGAGGGGAAGAGCCTTTACAGGCTCCCAATTATGCATCATTATTAATGTATGAACGTCCCTATCTAAATCCGAATCCATATGATATATATATCACGAACCCTAATGGTTCAAATGGTGCTATCGGTTCTGGTGGTCTTACTCCCATGAATCTATATGGATTTGGAAACGGTAATGGCAATATGTTTCAACAGACTGGTGGTAATAATTATCAACAGCAGCTACAACAGCAACAGCAACAGCAACAACAATATCAGATACCTGGACAAGAGTTACTAGAAGAGGTGGATAGTTCATTTAAAGAGAGACTTTTAAAGATGCTTGGAGAGATTAATCAACCATTAAACTTAAGTAGATGTAAGAATGGTGTTCGCGCTATATGGCATAATGATACTCTTAAAGCTCCCTATACGAATGCATTTTATCGTGTCTATCTTAATTCGAATGATGCTTATCCAGTAATGACTGTATCGAAGATTAAATCTATCGATGAAAGTACTATTGAAAAACTCTCTTTTATATGTGATAGATTTAAAGTTGCACCAATTTCTCATCATAATAAGAAAGGGAAAGGGAAAGGGAAAGGTAAGGGAAAAGGTAAGGATAAAGAAGAATATTTATTGGTATTAAGGGGGCCTAGTTTTAAGAGTAATCTAGCAAAGACTGCTCTTGCTTTGTCTGCTATTAAGGGTAAAGTTACCTTCTGTCAGATTTGCGATGATGAATTAAGCAAGAAATGGGTATGGGCACTAAATCCCTCTTCTCATAAATATTATAATCCAAAAGCTAAAAACATGTATTCAAAGATATGCAGCTCTCTTTCACAGTAGTAGCCCTTTTTTAAACTAAAGAGACAAAAAAGCCCTAGGGGGAAAAAACTCTACCCTAGAGATTTAATAATTTTATTGTTGTGAGTCTTTTAAAAAATTACTTTTATCTATTGCGGCTTGGATGAAGTTGTCAACAGATTCTTTTAAATTTGCATCATCTTCAGAAATAAGTAAATGAGGTTGATAGTTAAACAGCAAATCTACTTCTACTAAGAGTTGGTTTCCGAATCTCTTAATACTTACACCTTCTTTAATACTGTCCGACAATCCTAGCGCATCTAAGTCTAGTGGAGTCTTTTTATCACTAATCTCTAACAAACTAGCTAGATCATACTTGTCATGTTTTTGTTTAAAAGGCACATTCCTCTAGCTCAGAATCTCTTGCATTTGTTTCTTATTGAATTTTTGAGCATAAAGTGCTAGATCCATGATTTTTAGTTTTATAGTAAGCTAAAAAGACACATTTACATTTGCTTCATTTTTTTCATATTACTAATTTAGTAATAAAAATAAATTACCCATTTTTATTACATTTAACTCCTTTTTAATAATTAAAAAGGGTTAATTTATTACTAAGTTATTAATTAATTATTACTAAATTAACCCTTTATTATTTTTTTATTAATATATTACTTTTTTTATTACTAAATTAGCCTTTATTATTTTTTATTACTAATTTACTTTACTAAATTACTATTTTATTACTATTATTACTAATTTACTTTTTTTATTACTAAATTAGCCCATTATTATTTTTTATTACTAAATTAGTCTTTTTTTACTAAATTACCACTTATTTAGTAATAAAGATTTTATTATTAAATTACCACTTATTTAGTAATAAAGATTTTATTATTAAATTACCACTTATTTAGTAATAAAGATTTTATTATTAAATACTCTTTTTTATTACTAATATTTTTATTAGCACTTGGTTTTAGCACTTGGTTTTAGCACTTGGCTTTAGCGTGATGTGCGCGCCGCGTTTAAAAAGGAGCTTTTATTTTCTAGACTATAGGACATTTTTTATACAATAATTTATGACATAACAATCCAATTAAAAAGAAAAAATCATTCTATAGTCTAGAAAATAAAAACCCTGTTTTAAACGCGGCGCGCACATCACGCTAAAGCTAAGTACTTGATTAATGTAATTTAAACGCTAGCTAAACTATAGCTAAATAAAAGCTAAATATCAGCTAAACTATAGCTAAATATCAGCTAAACTTTAGCTAAATAACAGCTAAACTATAGCTAAATAACAGCTAAACTACAGCTAAACTATAGCTAAATAACAGCTAAACTTTAGCTAAATAACAGCTAAACTTTAGCTAAATAACAGCTAAACTTTAGCTAAATAACAGCTAAACTTTAGCTAAATAACAGCTAAATAACATTAATATACCCTATAGCTTAATTTAAAATGATTTATTTTAAAAAACCTTTGCACAAATTAAAAAAAATATGGTATAATTATTAAAATTAATAAAAATAAACAAAGAGCATATTTAGCAATTAACTAATTATTCATCTCTATTATATCTTCCCTTTGTATGCTGGATGCTTCGGCTTACCCGATTTTTGTAACTGTGTAAAAGCCACTTTTACTTGTAAGCCGACTGGAAAAGCTTTTGGTGCATCTGATAGTAAGACACGATCACAGTCGGTTAAACCAGACCCAGCTTTAAAATCACCATAATATGGAGTATCAGTCAATGGATCGCCGTATTCTTCCCATACACTTTGTGGATCTTCCCAACTAACGATTAAAGCTCCTAATCTTCCAGTATTTTTATTCTTACCTTCTTCCCATCCTTTAACTATGCATGTAGCATCATATTGTTCTTTAATCTTAAGTAGCGATTTACTCCGACCAGCAGTATAATAAGAATTAGGGGCTCTTATCATAGTTCCTTCTGCACCATTCCTAACTAAATCATTATGTATAGATTCCAAGTGAATACTGTTCTTAATTTTAATATGATTCACGTAGTTAAGTGGATCACCATATTGATTGACAATCTCTTTTAAAATCTCTAATCTTTTTTCGAAAGGATAAACATTACCTAAGTGAGGAATATCGAAGACCATGAATACGATAGGAGACCAATCATCTGGATTCGGAATCTTGTTACGAATTATACCAGATGTTTCATTAAAATGATTTCGTTTTATAAACAATTCACCATCTAATGATATATTAGGTGGCAGTCTAGATTGAAACCAAATTGGCGCATTTATCTGATTCATAGCCCTAGTCCATAAAGATATACCATCCCATAAAACCCTTATACCATCATATTTCTCTGATGCCCACCATCCAGTCGGATCGACCTGCTGATTCTTATATGGTCCCTTCTTATATTCTTCAGCCAACATAACTCCATTAGTTACTGGATATACGACCTGCCTCTGAACACTATTCTCATACTCTATTTCACCTTCTAAGAATAATGGTATATCATCTGTGTTACTAGTTTTGGCACTAGTACTCATACTAGTACTATTAACATTACTATTAGTAGTAATATTATTAAAAATGCTAACCCAATTCCATACATCTTTTCCTTGCGTGTCATTATTCTTTAATGATTTAACCTCCTTGTTCTCATCTTTTTCTTTCTCTTTATCTTTCTCTTTCTCTTTATCTTTCTCTTTCTCTTTCTCTTTATCTTTATCTTTCTCTTTATCTTTCTCTTTATTTCCCTTTTTTTCGTCTCTTTTCTTTTTTTCGTCTTTTTTCTTTTTTATCTCATCCTCTTCATTAAATTCCTCTAAATCAAATATAATTCGTATATTTGATTTTTTATTATCGATAGTATTAATAGTATTATTACTATTGATAGTATCAGTAGTAGTATCAGCAACAGATATCTCATCTACTACATTGTATGACATTACCTCTATATTTTCACCTTGATCTTCCTTATTAGAATTATGCTCTTCTTTATCGAAATTAAATACTATCTTGATCTTACTATTGGTATCATTATTACTAGTATTGCTACTAGTATTACTAGTAGTAATTAAACTTTTTTCTCCTTGGAAAAAGGATGTATCATCGAATACTACCTTGATCTTTGCAGCATTGTTATTCATTCACCATTCTCTATTCTTTACTTTTAAAATATCTACAAAAATAAATAAATAAAATAAATCATTTTTTCAATTAATTATTATTATTGATAGTTTAATCTAGCATCATTTATATCCCATCCATAAAACCAACCACCCTTCTCAAAATTACATTTATTTGGATCACGACAACAGTACAATTTATTCTGTGCAGAATCAAAGACTAAATATCTCATGGCATCACCTGCACCATCACCAGCCCATGTAGGTTCATTAGAGGAATTAGGTGACGTCCTTATAAAATTTTGTGGGGGACATCCATATTCATTAACGGTAGTGATTTTCTGAGAGCTTAAAGGCTTTTGTAAAGTTGTAGTAGAACTGGCTCCTGCTCCAGCTCCAGCTCCTGCTGTCCTATTATAAATGAAATATCCTGCAACTCCAGATAACAATAGACAACAACAACATATTACAATGCCAATAATTACATAAAGGGTAGTTTTCTGATTTTGATCCATCTTTTTAATTTATATGTATATATAATCATAATATTTTATTTATTAAAGTTTGCTAAAGAGTTACCAACGAATAAATCTA